CAAAAACTAAGAGTCCTTCAAGACGATGCTGGACAATATATCTTCCCACCTTCAATGCCAGATCCAATTCGTTTCTGGAATGTTCCATTTACATATGTTGAACAAATGCCTTATTCATTAACAAATCTAGCAACTGTTGGTGTATATGGTAATTTGAAGCATTATCTATTGGGTCGTAGAAAAGGTATTGGTTCTTTCTTCGTAAACCCATATACATATGATATTTCCGAACAAACCAGAATCAGCTTGGCAACAAGATGGGCAGGTCGTCCTGCTTACGGAAAAGCATTTGTTGAATTGAAGTACTAATAAAACTGAAAGAGTGAACCTCTGAAATATGGGGTTCACTCTTTTTATTTTGAGGTCAATATGATTGACTGTGATAGAAAACCAACTGTTGTATATTGTAGAGAATGTGGAAGAGTTGCAATCTTAAAACAAAGAGATTTTGAGTGTTCTTATTGTAAATGTAAAGAATATAAAATTCACGGTTATCAAGTAATAACCAAGGAGAATTAAATATGTCAGCAACCTTATGTTCGCTTGATGATGTTAAAAACTTTTTAGGAATAAAAGGTGCTGTATCAGAAGATGATGAATTAATAGAATCTCTTTGTGAAAGGATAACAACCATATTTACTAATTATTGTGGATTAAGTTCATTTTTCTCTGCTAATTATACAGAATATCACGATGGAACAGATACCAAATACTTATTTCCTAAAAATTTTCCAATTACATATGTTACAGCTGTATATGTAGATCAAGATTGGTTATTTGATGAAGCATATACTACAGGATTATATAAAGTTGTTAATGATAGATATATAGTAATGAGAGATGATATTATTCCAGTTGGTGATCAAAATGTAAAAATTGAATACACAGCAGGATTTTCAACAATTCCATATGATTTAAAACAAGCAGCTGTAGAGGAAGTTGCAAGAAAGTTTAAAAGAAGAAAGGAAATTGATGTTGAATCTAAAACACTACAAGATGGAACAGCTAATTATATCAAAGATAGTATGTTAAATTCTACCAAAGAAGTTTTGAAAATATATAGAAGAATGGATGTTATATGATAGTAATAAAATATAAAACCAATTTTGAAAAAGTTTTTCAAAAATGGCCTGAAAAAGTAATGAGAGGTCTTAAAGAAGGATTACAAAATTACTTATATACACTTGAGAAACAAGCTAAAGGAATTTTTGGTCGTCCTGGTGCTTTAAAAATTAAAAGTGGAAGATTAAGAAGTTCAATCAAATCAACTAAAGTTAGAAATGTAGGAACAGGAACTGTAAGCGGTGATGTTGGTTCAAATGTTGTTTATGCTCCTGTTCAAGAATTTGGAGCAAAAATAAGTTCAAAAAATAAAAAATACTTAATGTTTAAAATTGAAGGAAAATGGAAGAAAAAAGAATTTGTTAATATTCCAGCAAGACCTTTCTTAGGAATGGCATTATCAAACACAAAAACTATTGGTAGAAAAATGGTTGAAGATGCAATTTTAAAGGAGTTAAATAAATGAGAGAATCAATTCTAAATCAACTTCAAATTGATTTTAAAAATAATTTTTCTTCTAATAATGGATATAAAGTTGATATAATTGATTGTATTCAAGGTGTAGCTGATTTTGATTCAATTGAACAATATCCAACTATAGGATTTGTTTTAAATTCAGATGAAATTTTATCTGAAGATTTGGGTATGTATAGAGTAAGGATTTTGAATGTTATAATTTATGGAGTTAATGAAATAGAATATAATAATGTTTCACCTCTATATGTATTGATTGAAGAAATTGAAAAATTTCTTTTATCAGAACATTGGACATATAATAGTAATACAAATCTTGGTAATGTTGAAATCTATGCTGGTGGTATAGATAAACTTAGAGGATATTTCACTTTAGAAATTAAAGTGACATACTCACAAAATATATAAGGAGATTTAAAAATGGCTATCAAATTAGGTAGAGAAGCAAGTATCAAAAAGAATGATGTTCTTATTGCTCATATGAAATCATTCTCATTAACCATCAACAATGGAACAATTGATGTTGCTGAATTTGGAACTGAATGGGCAAAATTCAAGAGAGGTATGCAATCTTGGACTGCACAAATTTCAGGATATTATGATCGTGAATCAACTGAACAAACAGCTCTTACAGAAGCAGCAAGACTTGGAACTGAAATAAATGATCTTTCGTTCTATGTTGATGCAACTTCAAATTTTTTCATTGATACAGTAACAGATGTTGAAGCTTGTTGTATTGTTGCGAGTTTTACAATTACAGCAGATAACGGATCAGTTGTTGCATTTGATATGCAAGTAACGGGTAGTGGACCAATAGACTACTTCCCAAGCGCTTAATTAAATAAAAGGAGGCCAGAGTGATGGCTACTCTTAGAGATGTTATTAAAGGGGTCTTGGATGCAGATGCTCTTGATCTTTTAGTTTGGGCACAATGGTATGTATCTAAAAATATGACTTGTAAAGAATGTTTAACTACAAGAGCTAAAATGAGCAAGACCCCTCCTTCATGTTATAAGTGTGGTCTCCCATGCGCTAAATTAAAAAAACAATTTGGTTTTGAAGGAGATTCAAGGAATGAAAAAATTTAAAAAGTCACTTCTATCAGGTTCATGGATTAAAGATCCAAATGATGAAACTATAGAATATTTAATCCGCCCTATTTCAATCATTTCAATGACAACACAACCTTCCGCATTAGAAAAAGAAATTAAATTTAATGATACAATAGAATGGTTTATTTTTGCGTTAAAGGATTGGAAAGGTGTTGTTGACGATGATGATAAACCACTACCTTGTGATGATGAAAATAAGAGAATGTTTTTTGATTTTAATCCAGATGGTGCAACATTCATTGTTAATAAAGGTTTTGAATTACGAGCAGGTGTAATTCCAAAAGATGAATTAAAAAACTAATTGACGTTGCACGATGGCGCAACGACGAGCAACGTAAACATTTAAGTTGCGAAGATTGTTTATATATAAAAGGTTTAAAAGGAAATAAACCTGATTGTATAAAATGTGGTTGGAAACCTATATTACCAGGAAACTTCGAAATAATGGAATTAATTAATATGTATATGGATTGTATGATTGATGGAATGGGTTCAATAAATTTAAATGGAATACAAAATGTTTTAGAAATGGAAAATAAAGATGATCCTATTTGTTTATTCAAAATATTAACTTATTTGAGAGCAGGTTTAGCTCAAAAGAGTGAGGACTTAAAAGGAAATGGCAAATAATACAGCTAATGTAAACATAACAGCTAATGCTTCACAAATGTTAGCTACTATGCAAAAGATTCAGCAATCTGTAAATCAATTGAATCAAACTATGTCAAATGTTGGATCTTCATCTACAAAAGGTTTAAATAATATTAATACATCAGTTAATAATTTAAATAAATCCTTTAAGTCATTTAATTCTACATTATCTACTTTCGGTCATCTTTTAATTACAGCGGCAGCAACAAATATTGTTAAAGATTTAGTTAATAATATTACTCAATTTGATAGGTGGAATAGAAGTTTAGAAGCTACATCTGAAGGTTTACAATCAGTTTCATATGCAACAGGATTTTTAAGAAAAGAATCAGAAAGATTAGGTCTTGTATTTTTAGATCAAATGAAAGGATATACTCAATTATCTGCAACAGCGAAAATGGCAGGTATGAGTCTTGAAGAAATTAATAATATATACTTATCTGTTGCTGAAGCATCAAGTGTATTTCAATTATCACAAGAGGATAGTTATCAATCATTAAGAGCATTAATGCAAATGGTTTCAAAAGGAACTATTTCAGCTGAAGAATTAAGAGGCCAACTTGGTGAAAGAATTCCTGGTGCATTAAGTATAATGGCAAAATCTTTAGGTGTTTCTACACAAAAACTTCTTGATATGATGGATCAAGGACAATTATTAGCAAGGGATGTATTACCTAAATTTGCTAAAACTTTAAGAGAAGAAGTCTCTAATGGATTAGATTTATCAACTCAATCAATTCAAGCAAATATAAATAGAATGACAACTGCTTGGCAAGATTTTAAAAAAGAAATTTTAAATAGTAAAGAAATTAATGACGCTATAAAAAAGATTACAGAAGCGTTAAAAGATCCAAAAATAATTGATAATGTTAAAAATATTTTTAACGGTATAACAAAAGCAGCATCAACTGTAATTGATTGGATGATTAAATATCCTGAAATGTTTGAATTTGGAATTATAGGATATTTATTATTTGGTAAAAGAGGAGCTATAATATTAGCAGCTGTTGGAAATATATTACCAAAAATTGCATTACAAGCTAAAGCAGCTGAAGCACAAATTCAAGGAATTATAAGTTCAGAAGAATATTGGAAATCAAGTCAAGAAGGTAAATTAGAAGACCTATTAAATAAAAGAGAAAAAGAAAGAAATTTATATTATGATAAAGATAATAATAAATTTATTCCTTATACAAATATTTCAAATCCAAAGGCAGATGTTCAACCTGGAAAAGGAACTCCTGGTGGTTCTGGTTCTGAATTAAAGAAATCAATTATTGATCAAATTGCAAGAATAATGGACGAAGTTGAGGCAAGAAGATTACAAGTATTAGGTCAAACAGAAGCAGCAGAAATAGCATCAATTGAAAAACAATATAATGTTTGGTTACGAAATGAAAACTTAAAAGCTGAACAACGAGCTAAAATTGAAGATACATTACAACTTCAAATACAACAAATAAGAGCTAAATATGCAGTTGAAAGAACAGCAAGACAAAGTGAATTTGATGAATATTATAAAGGTGGTGCTCCAAGTGAAGCAAGAATGTTACAAAATAAAACTTATCAAATGAATCAAGATTATATAGATTCGGATCAAGTTATAATTAATGAAAAAGCTATAGATTCATTAAAAGAATATCAATCTGAATTAAAATCTATCATTGCTGAAAATACTGGCGATAGAGAAATGGCTTTAGAAGCTGAACTTGAATATATTGAACAATGGAAGAAAGCTAAATATGAAGAAATAGATGCATTAAACGCAGAAAATGAAATAACTTTAAAATTAAAAGAATCTGTTGATCAATTAGCAGAAGCTAAAGGTAAGAGTGCTCAAATAAAACAAAATGAATTACAAACTTGGGCAAATACAGCCAAAACAGGAATGGAACAATTACAGACTGTTGCTATATCTGCTGCTGAAAGTTTCTCTACTGGTTTCACAGATGCATTTATGAGTTTTGTAGATGGAACCAAATCTGCTAAAGATGCATTTAAAGAATTTGCTGCTACATTCTTAAAAGAAATTGCAAAGATGATAATGCAACAAATGATTCTTAATGCAATCAAATCTGCTACATCATATGGATTTGCAATGGCTGATGGTGGTATTCTTCCTGGTGGAATTGCATTTGCAGATGGTGGAATTGCTCCTGGTGGATTTAAAGCATTTTCAACAGGTGGAATTGTAAATCAACCAACAGTTGGAATTGTTGGTGAAGGTAAATTTAATGAAGCTATTGTTCCTCTACCAGATGGAAGATCAATTCCAGTTGTTATGAAAGGTGGAAATCAAAATCAAAATAATTTCAACATCGCAGTTAATGTTGATGGATCAAAAGGTGGAACCAGAGAGCAGAATGATAAGATGGCAAAACAAATTGCAAGAGAAATTAAAGATCAAGTGAAGATGATACTTGTAGATGAAAGAAGATATGGTGGAACTTTAGGTCGTAATAGTCAGAGGGCATACTAAAATGAGTCAATCTATAGATAGCTATCCTATAAGTTATAATTTTACAAAGAATCCAAGAACCAGAATTAAAGAAATAAATTTTGGGCAAGGATACCGACAAATTCTAACAGATGGTCTGAACGCAGATGAAGAGTCTTGGACTATAACTTTTATACCTCTTGATTCAACTGCTGCTGTTGCTCTTGAATCTATTCTTTTGAATAGTGTTACATCATCATCTAATTTTATTAGTTGGACTGGTCCTGGTGAATCTTCATCATCTTATTATACAGCACATGAAGTTCAGAAAAAACCTGCTGGTCCTAATTTGTGGTCTATATCTTGTACAATGCGT